TTTATTTTTTGATGTTTTTTTTTATTTGAACTTCTGACAATATATCGGGCGTTACAATGATTATGATAGGTAAAGTTGTTATATCTTTAATTTGGGCATTTTGGATGATGGCAATGTCTTCTGCTGAAGGAAATCCTACTGACAAGTCAGAACCAGTAGTTGTTATAACAGAAGAATATAATCCTACATATAGTTCAACATTTGATCGAGTGAAGAAAAGAGGAAATGTCATTTGTGGAACCAATGATGAATTTCCCGGCTTCTCTCAGGAATCATGGAGTACTGAAGATGGTGGTAGGTGGGAAGGTTTTGATGTTGATATTTGTCGAGCTATAGCAGCTGCATTGTTTGGTGATGCCGATGCAATCGAATTTACTATAGTCAATGGAAAGACACGATTTGAATTTTTGATAGATGGTTCTATAGATGTTCTTTCTGCTACAACCACATTTACTTATACGAGGAATGTTGCAAAAAAACTGGAATTCTTGCCCACAACCTATTATGATGGTCAAGGATTCATTGTAAGGAAAACTCTTGGAGTATCATCTGCAAAACAGATGGAAGGCGCAAGGATATGTTTTAGTGGTACTGGAACAGCTGCAAAGAACATTGCAGACTATATGGAATTACATGGTATAAATTATATCCCTGTCGCAGTAAAACCCACAGAAAAAACAAAGAACGTATACAAAAGGGGTGACTGTGATATGTATGGTACAGATAGGTCTGGTCTTGCATCAAACCGATTGAGTTTTGAAGACCCTGACCGTCACATGATTCTTCCAGAGATTATCTCAAAAGAACCATTAGGGCCAGTTGTCAAGTATGGAGATCAGAGATGGTCAGATATTGTTCGATGGACAATTTATGTTTTGTTCATTGCAGAAGAAATGGGAATAAATTCAAAAAATGTTGATACATTTAGAGAACATAAAGATCCATACATTCAACGATTTATGGGGGAGAAAAATGGAGCAGATTATCCCCATCTTGGAGCTAAACTTGGATTGAAAGCATCTTGGTCTTATTATATAATTAAACAAGTTGGAAATTATAGAGAAATATATGAACGCAATGTAGGAATAAATACTCCGATTGGATTGGATCGGGGATTAAATAAATTATATATTCATGGAGGATTACTATACGCACCACCACTAAAATAGGAAAGAATGTCGCACGTTACACCCTTTTCCAAGTCGGAAGAAATTCTTGAAAATGGAGCATCAGCTGAAAATCATTTTGAGAAAGTACCAGAAAATCGTACGGCTGTAGATAATATTTTACGTGTTAATCATGGAAATCAAATGAGATTGGGTCTAATGGCAGACCAAAAAGCCAATATTATGATTACAGTTGCATCAATAGTGTTCTCGATAACCATTGCAAATTTAGATAATGAAGTGATGAAATGGCCACTACTGACATTTGCAGTTGGTAGTTTTTTCTCTTTATTGTTTGCAATTTTTGCAATTATTCCAAATACAGACTACCCTAAAAAGAAGGGTTCTCAAGAAATAGATAGGGATTCTTCACTATTCAATCCTTTGTTTTTTGGACATTTTGCACATTTATCAATAGAGGAATATAAGGAAGATTATGCAGAAACTTTGATGACGGATGATAAAGTATATGATGCAATGGCTGGAGATATTTTTGGACAAGGAAATGTTCTAGCCCTTGGGAAATACAAATTTTTAAAATGGTCTTATATGTGTTTCCTTTGGGGTATGTCTGGTGCAATTATAGTATTTATAGTACAGAATGTTTTATGAATATAAACAAAACCATCAACAGACATTGGAGAGATTGGGCAGCATTAGTTTACTTGTTTATCTGTCTGGTTGATTTTTTCATTGCTCCTTTGATGTGGAACATAGGTATGGCCATGGAGAGCGATGAAATAAAAATGAACACAAGTAGATGGATGCCATTGACATTACAGGCTGGGGCAATGTTTCATATATCATTTGGAGCTATATTAGGCGCAACAGCATGGAGAAAAAAAGATGAAGTGGAAGTTCATCATCGTAATGGTGGTAGCTCTAGTCCTTAGTGGATGTGCAAAGAACATAGCAGACAAAAATAATGATTTAGGTAGTGGTGATAAGTCAAATTTACCAATTTCATTAACCTCTCTTATTGAACACGCAGAGTATTGTAAAGCAATTTACGATAGTGGTGGTAGTCAAAAAGATGAAGTTGCGTTTGAGGTAAAACAAGATAATGGAATATCAATAATTGTTATTAGGGGTACGGCGAATGATGCAAATGTACTATCGGATGTTGATGTAAGATTAGTAAGTGATACGCGTACAGGAATCCGGCTCCATAAAGGATTTAGAGATGTAGCTGTAACTATAATGCAAATTATAGATACTACAACTGGATATTCCCTTGAACATACAGTACACGTTACAGGTCACAGTCTAGGTGGAGCCGTTGCTCAAATAATAGGAATGTGGCTTCACAAAAGAGGTAAAAATGTTCAAATTTACTCTTACGGATCACCAAAAGTTTCTGATCAAGTTTTGCCTGGTGGACAACCCTCTCATTGGAGGGTGGTTCGCCGTAGTGATCCTATCCCTTTTACTCCTCCTTGGCCTTACAGTCATACAGGACTTTTTATAGATAGTCAAACTCTGGATTGGGGCCCAGACAATGATAATGGTTTAATTTCTGAAACCGATGGATTAGATCATGCTATAGCAAAATATGTATCTACATTAAAATCTCAAAAATAATTTACAAGGATTGCTGAACTTCAGGTGGAGTTCGCATTTAAGGATAGGTGGTGAAAACTAACCTATTAATATATTAATCTTCAATACACGAAAGGAATAATTATGAAGAAATTGATAGCCCTCGTGGCGATGACTGTATTATTTGCAGTTTTTAGTATGAGTATCGTTGGTAAGAAATTACCTTCAGTTGGTTATGTTCTAGTGGGGCCACACACCGATGGTGGATGGTCAATGAGACATCATCAAGGATTTCAATCATTAAAAAAACATGGATATAAAGTTGGAATGGTTGAAATGGTGCCAGAAGCAGAGTCAACAAAAATATTCAACAAACTTGCACGAAAACACGATATTGTATTTGCAACTTCATTCGGTTATATGGATGGAATGGAGAAAGCTGCAAAGAAAGCACCAGATACAATTTTCATGCACGCTACAGGATACAAAGGAAATGATACTAACTTTGATAATTATGGTTGTATGAGTTACCAAGCACGATACCTCACAGGTGTTGCTGCTGGATTGATGACCAAAACTAATAGGATTGGCGTAGTCGGTTCTCATCCAATTCCAGAAATCATCCGTAACATTAATGCAATTGCACTTGGTGCAAGGTCAGTTAATCCAAAAGCAGAAGTTAATATTGTGTGGATTAATAGTTGGTTTGATCCACCTAAAGATATGGATGCAGCTAATGCATTAGCAGATGCTGGAAATGATATTCTTTACACAACTACGGATTCTCCTAGTGTTGTGGTTGTTGCACAGAAACGTTTCATAAGAAGTGGTCAAGAAATTTGGTCAATGGGTAATGATGCACCAATGGGACACAATGGCCCTGAACGTTATATCACAGGTATGATGTTCAATTGGAATGTTCTTTACAAACATATCGTTGATCAACTTGCAGCAGGGAAGTTGCAGATGAACCAAAAGGTGAATTGGGGTCTACAACAGAATTGTGTAGGTCTTTCGCCTTGGGGTGAAAACGTACCAGGCAAAGTAGTAAACGTAGTTGAGAATATTAAAATGGATTGGATAGGTGACAAGTATGATGCTTTTCATCCCTTCAGTCAAGGTGTTACTAAACAGGATGGAACAGTAATTCCTGCTGGTGAAATCAAACGCCATCAACTTGATACTATGCAATACTATGTTGAAGGCGTGAACGGTAAATTAAATTAAAATGACCTCACTTTCAGTAAGTTCTATTCCAATAATTGATTGGAGATTTGAGGAAGATTGCATAGAAGAAATGTATGTTGCATACACCACCTGTGGGTTTGCAGTTTTTTCTAATGTTTACAATGAATGGTTATCAGAATTTACTGATTGGAAAGTACTCATGGAAGAGTTCTTTCAACTATCACTATCAACCAAACAACAATATGCTTATAGTGGGGTGAAAGAAAATATTGGGTATAATTGGTTGGAAGAGGAGCGTCTGATTCCAACCATGCCCGGTGATTTGAAAGAATCGTATAATTGGGTTGAACCAGCAAGGATGCAGGAACAATATTGGCCCAAAGAAATCCCCGAATTTAAACCTCTTGCACAAAAGATAGAACGCATTTCAAGAATGTTGTCTTATCAATTTCTCTACAGATTTGAAAAAGTTTTGCGTTTACCTACTGGAAAATTGGTAGAGAAACATATAGATGGTTCTGCAACCATGAGAATGATTCATTATCCACCCTACGATGGAGAAATCAAAGAAGGACAACTTAGAGGAAATGAACATACAGATTATGGTTCGATTACTTTACTCTGGCGATTCGATGATGTAGAAGCATTGCAACTTTATGATAAAAACGATGATGTGTGGGTTACTGTTCCAACAGTTGAAAATTCTATAGTATTGAATGTTGCAGATATGTTTCAACGATGGACAAATGACTTATTAAAATCTACTCCACATCGTGTAGTAAATGTAGATATGGATAAACCACGATACTCAATGCCTTATTTTGTTGATCCCGGCCGAGATGTAATGATTAAAAATCTCACAAATAAACCAGACAAATACCCACCAATTTCTGCATATGAATATCTCAAATGGAGACTAGCACAATCTTATGTAGATAACGAGTACATAGATAATAAAGAAGTAGGAGAAGATGGTAAACAATATTTGCCCGAAGAACAACGTTATGCAAGGGTTTGAGAGTGTTGCATTCAGGGCGGCGCAGTTGACTACTGACCATTAACTGAATCGGCGGGGCTAGTCAACCGCTTAAAAACCTCCATAATATTGAGGGAGTATAGCATTCTCATTTTTTATCAAGGATACCATGAACGAAAACGTAGGAAGACATACACATTTATTTAAATCGGGTGATTTTAAATCTCACTCAGGATTAGATTTGTCTTGGAAGATAGAGATGGATGCACTATCTGATTCAGAATGGTTTACAATCAAGAAGATGATAATGGAATATTCACCACCATTTAAAGAGGTGGTAGGTATTCCTGAAGGTGGTGTTAAGTTGGGAAACCTACTTAACGAACATGCCACAGGTGATGAAAAAGATCCTGTTTGTATAGTGGATGATGTGTTGACAACTGGTGAATCTATGGAATATTTTTTGAGTCAGTATCAACGCAGTGGTAACGGAAAAAGTGGTTTCAATCGTAGATTAATGCCATACATGGCGATTGGTTGGGTAGTGTTTGCGAGAGGGCCGTGTCCTCATTGGGTAAGTGCATTATTTCAGATGCCGGTCTGACTCTTCTTCGATATGAATCTCTTGGTGTTCATAAAGTTTTTCTAAATTTTCAAAAATTATATCACATTCAAAACACGACACCCAGCCGTGTTTTTCCCAAAACTCTTTATCGTACATTCTAGCCAATTCGTCCAAAGTGATTTCTTTTTATTTATAAAATCTACAAATCTATATACTGTATGAAAAAGAAAGATAGAAAACTCTACGATTCGTGGAAATATAAATCGAGGAACTTTATGGAATTTAACAATCCTGTTTTTCAGACCTTATTGGGTCTTGTCATATTTTACATTGGTTTGAAGATGTTTTCAGGTGGAATGAAATCAATGAGTCATTTAGAACAACTAGAATGGTTTCTAGGAAATCCTTATTGGATGTTTTTAGGAGCAATTGTATGCACCCTCCTTTGGCAATCTTCATCACTTACTACAACTGCAGTCATAGGACTCGTTGCTTCAGGTGCATTACCTCTACCATCTGCGATTGCGGCAATACTTGGAGCAAATGTGGGAACAACTGGAACGATATGGATTGCAGGAATGTTGGTGAGTGATGGATTACCTACAGGGATAACGAAACAGGTGGCACTTGTGCATACAGGAGTGAATACAGTCATGGCAATTGCGTTGTTGCCATTTGTACAACCGATTGCAAGATTTATATCTAGATTTTGACTTGACACTTGTTGCATAAATTGTTATAATAATAGGAGAAAGTGAAAGAATAATCTGTCACATAATTACAATATGAATAAAGAAATAATATGATTACGATTAAAGTAAAACGTAACGAAAATATGAGTCGAGTATTGAGTAAATTTAAGGCCGCAGTTATGGCGAAGGTATAATGAAAACACTTAAAAACAAATCTCATTTTGTTAAACCTTGTATCCGAAAAAGATTAAAAAGTGAAGAGGCCGCAAGACAACGGAAGAAGGATGAAATGAAACTCATTCGTCAGGCACAAAATGAACAAAACGAATGGTATAGATAATAACAAAGTTGTTGATCTAGATGCATTTCGTAAAGAAAAATATATTCTTAATATTCGTGTAGGTGGTTATTACGCAAACCTAGAAATGGGTGTGTATCTCCATGTTGTCGGTATAACTGAACCGATGCACACAAAAGAAGCAGACCAACACTTCATAGTCGAAGATCATTTCGGAAATATTGTTACTTTTCGTATAGATGATCCCCCACCAAACTTTGTTGTGTCTAATATGGAAGAGTTTGCTGCCGCAGCAATGGGGATTCCAGATTCGGATGACCCCCAAGTATCTTAGTTTTATAAATAATTAATGAGGGTTATTGGGGGAATTTTCTGATAAAAGATTCTCTGAATTTTTTTCGTGCTTCCTTCTCCCCTCAGTATATTGTCATACCTACCTTATAAAAAAACAAAAAGTTTGTAATAATAATGTTACGATTCAAAGAATATCTTTCTGAAGCAAAAGAAGGTAAAAACCTTCATTTAGAACACCTAGAAGACGAAGTACTGAACAACGGCATCAATGGAACCAGAGGTGCGATTAACTTCTTACAATCTTTACGAGATATGTTAGCAGGAAATGCTAGTTCGGGTGTTAATATAACTGTCAAGTGGGATGGTGCGCCTGCTGTCTTTGCAGGGATCAATCCAGAGAACAAAAAATTCTTTGTAGGAACTAAGGGTGTGTTTAATGTAAACCCAAAAGTTAACTACACAGATGCAGACATAGACAAGAATCATTCTGCAGCCGGACTCAATGCAAAGTTAAAAGTTGCACTCAAGTATCTTCCAAAATTAGGAATAACGGATGTCCTTCAAGGAGATATGTTATTCACAGATGATGACTTCAAAACAGAGACAATAGATGATAAATCCTATATTACCTTCACACCCAATACAATCACATACGCAATTCCAAAAGAGAGTTCCCATAAAATCACGAAAGCGAAAATGGGTATTGTCTGGCATACCACTTACTCAGGAGAGAAACTTGAAGACATGCGGGCATCTTTCGGTGCGAATATAGGGGGATTGACAAAGACAAACGATGTTTGGTTTTCGGATGCAGATTATCAAGATACATCTGGAACGGTGAACTTCAACAAGGCGGAGACAACTAAGTTTACCAATATTCTATCTCTTGCAGGAAAACAATTTCGGAAATTGAATTCGTCTTTTCTAAACGGAATATCAAAACAAGCAGACCTTTTAATTTTGATTAAGACATTTACTAATGTGAAGGTCAGGGAAGGT